GGTCCAACTCATCTCTGCTCCGGTTCATCCCCGCGCCTGCGGGGATCGAGTTCAACCAGTACGGGCGCCCCCTGGCCTACCACTTCAGTGTCGCCAAGGAATCGGACGCGACCTACGACTACAGCTACGCCGGGCGCAACTACGTGCGCATCGAGGCCGACGAGATCATCCACGGCTTCCTGCCGGAAATGGTGGGCCAGAAGCGCGGCCTGCCCTGGATGGCCACCGGCCTGTTCCGCATGAAGCAGCTGGTCGGCTTCGAGGACGCCGCCATCGTCAATGCCCGCATCGGCGCAAGCAAGATGGGCGTCATCAAGTGGCGCGAAGGGCACGGCCCGGACATGGACGACGAGGACTTGGAGTCCTTCGAGATGAGTGCCGAGCCGGGCGAGTTCCCGGTGCTGCCCGAAGGTGCGGAGCTTCAGGAATGGAACCCGGCCTACCCATCCGGCGAGTTCGCCATGTTCAACAAGGCCATGTTGCGTGGTATCGCAGCCGGCTTTGGCGTGCTCTACAACAACCTGGCCAACGACCTGGAGGGCGTGAACTTCTCCAGCATCCGACAGGGCACGCTGGACGAGCGCGAGCACTGGAAGGAAATGCAGGAATGGCTGATCGAGACGCTGATCCAGCCGGTGTTCGAGGCCTGGCTACCGCGCGCCCTGTTGGGCGGGCATATCCAAGTGAAGGGCCGACCGCTGAAGCCGGAGCGCATCGACCGCTACGCCGAGGTCAGTTGGCAGCCACGCCGCTGGGCCTGGATCGACCCGCGCGCAGACGTTGATGCGGCGGTGGTCAGTAAGAACAACCTGCTGCAAAGCCCTGGCCAGATCATCCGCGAAGGCGGGCGCGACCCGTCCGACGTATGGCGCGAGATCGCGGCCGACATCGAGGAAATGCGCGCGGCTGGCATCCCGGACGCCTTCATCCAGGCGGCCATTCTCGACAAGAACCTGCAGGCCAGTGTCATGGCCCAGCAGACCGAAGAATGAGCAATGAGCAATGACTGAGGACTTGCACGACATCGTGAACGCGCCCGACGAAACGGTGCGCATTGAACGCCTGGCGCACCACATACAGCGGATACGCGATGGCGTGGCTGAGATGAAGGACGCCATGCGAGAGATGGCTGCGGCGATCAACCGGTTGGCAGTGATCGAGGAACGGCAGAACCAGGACCGCGCTGCGCTGGAGCGAGCTTTCAACGCCATTTCGGACGTGGCCAAAAAGCACGACCACACGACCGCGCGCGTGATGGAGGCCGTCGAAAAGGTCGATGGCCGTCTGCGGGCGCTGGAGATGGCGCAGCCGTTGCAGAGCAAGACCGCCGAGTGGGTCGAGAAGGCCATCTTCGCAGCCGCAGCTGCGGCCGTCATGTTCGTGGCTGGCAAGGCCGGTCTGTTCTGAGGAAATCGCGCCAGAGGAAAACCCGACCAACCCCATGCAGAGTGACGACCATGGACAAGCACATCGAGAAACGCCTGCAGGCGATCAAGAAGGACAACCGCGCATTCCGCGTGGCCAGTGTCCGCGAGATCGATGCAGAAGCCCGCACCGTTGAATTGGCCTTCAGTTCCGAGGCCGAGGTTCAACGCTGGTGGGGCATGGAGATTCTGGACCACTCGCCTGGCGCAGTGGTCATGGATCGCCTGCAAGATGGCGCACCGCTGCTGGTCAATCACGACGATGATGACCAGATCGGTGTTGTTGAATCGGTTTCCATCGACGCAGACCGCCGGGGGCGGGCTGTGGTCCGCTTCGGGCGAAGCGACCGTGCCGAGGAAATCTTCCGCGATGTCCAGGATGGCATCCGCAAGCACGTCAGTGTCGGCTACATGATCCATGACGCCAAGCTGACCGAGGAGCGCGATGGCGTCGATATCTGGACGATCACTTCCTGGGAACCCTTCGAGATCAGCATCGTTCCTGTGCCTGCCGACATCAGCGTGGGCGTAGGACGAAGCCTCGAAGCACCGCAACCAGAACCAGAAACCCTTGTGAGGAAACCTGAAATGGAAACCAAAGACCAAACCACTCCCGCCCCCGTTGATATCGCTGCCGAGCGCAGCAAGGGCACCGAAGCCGAACGCGCCCGCGTCCGTTCCATCGTCGAGATGGGCGAGAAGTACGGCGCTGCTGACCTGGCCCGCGATGCCGTCAAGGATGGCCTGGCCGTGGGCGAGTTCCAGCAACGCCTGCTGGAGCACGTCAATGCCAAGGTGCAGCGTCCGCTGACCGAGCAGATGAAGGATGCCGACATCGGCCTGTCCGAAAAGGAAGCCCGCAACTTCTCGTTCATGAAGGTCATTCGCGCCCTGGCCGAGCCGACCGACGTGACCGCGCAGAAGGCAGCCGCCTTTGAATTCGAGGCTTCCCGCGCCGCTGCGGCCAAGCGTGGCAAGGAGTCCGACAAGTTTGTCATTCCGACCGACGTGCTGACCCGCGCGCTGAACACCAGCACCACCGGCACGGCGGCTGGCGATACGGGCGGCAACCTCGTGGCCACCAACCTGCTGGCATCCAGCTTCATCGAGATTCTGCGCAACCGCGCAACGATCATGCAGTTGGGCACCGTGGTCGGTGGTCTTGTAGGCAACATCGACATTCCGAAGCAGGTGGCCGCAGCCCAGGGCTACTGGATCGGTGAAGATACCGATGCCACCGAGGATGTGCTGGAGTTGGGCCAGATTCCGATGTCGCCCAAGACCGTGGCGGCCTTCTCGGAAATCACCCGGCGCATGATGATGCAGTCCAGCCTGGATGTGGAAGCGATGGTGCGTGCCGACCTGGCCCGCGCCCTGGCGCTGACCATCGACAAGGCCGGCTACTACGGCACCGGCAACGATTTCCAGCCCAAGGGCATCGCCAACTACACCGGCATCAATGGTGTCGACTTCGCCGCTGTTCAGCCGACTTGGGCCGAGTTGGTCGATATGGAAACCCGCATCAGCCTGGACAATGCCGACGTGCAGTCCATGGCCTATGTCGGCAACGCGGCTTTCCGGGGCCACGCTAAGACCACCGAGAAGTTCACCGGCACCGGCATGACGTTGTGGGAGGCTGGCGGCAGCGTCAATGGCTACGCCACGCAGATCACCAACCAGGTGGAAACCGGCGACGTGTTCATGGGCAACTTCGCGGACCTGCTGATCGGTATGTGGGGCGGTCTTGACCTGCAAGTCGATCCATACAGCGGCAGCAAGAAGGGCCGCCTGCGCGTGGTGGTGTTCCAGGATGTCGACTTCGCCCTGCGCCGCGTCGAGTCCTTCTGCCTTGGCCGCAAGCCTGCGGCCGGTGGCGGTAGCTGATCGGATGTGACTGCCTGATGGGGGCCGCCTGCTACGGCGGCCCTTTTTACTAGGAGGAAACGATGGACACCGTAATGCTCAAGGTCACCAGCGCGATCTTCATCGGCGGCAAGATGGCCCGCCAAGGGGACGTGGTTGAAGTGACAAAGGCCGAGGCCAAAGACCTGCTGCACCGTGGCAAGGCCCGCCTGGCCGAAGTGGCTGTGGAAGATGTGCCCGCCAGCGATGAACACGATGCCCGCGTGGGTCTGGTGGAAGCCGAGGCACCGCGTCGACGCCGTGGCAAGCGGAGCGAGTAATGCCAAAGCACGCCTGGGAGGACTTGGACGCCTTCTTCAATGCGGACGAGTTCGCCACCACCGTTACCCTGCGCCTGCAGTCCGGGGTGGTGCGGCACTTCAATGCCGTGTTCGATGATCCGTACCTGAACGCAGAGTTGGGCGAGTACGAACTGGACACCAACCGCCCCCGCCTGACCTGCAAGGAGTCGGATGTGCTGGGCGTCACGCGCGGCGATCTGGTCGAGATCGACGGCAAGACCTACGACGTTCTGACCGGCGCACAGCCTGACGGCACAGGTATGGCCATGCTGGAAATGGCGCTGCAGGCATGATCGACATCAACATCGATGCCCGGCAACTGGAGCGCGTGGTGGTCGATCTGGCCGCCACCGAGGTCGAGGTGCGCAAGGCATTGAATTCGACCCTGCGCCGCATGGCCGCCTGGGTGCGCACCCGGTCCGCACGCGGGCTGTCGGGTGAGTTGGCGATCCAGCAGAAGATCGTGCGAAGGCGCATCAAGTCCGCCCGGCTGCAACGCCAGGGCGATGGTGCCAGTGTCAAAGTCTGGTACGGACTGAACCCCATCAGCCTGATCTGGCTGAACCCGCGCCAGTCCGGGGCCGGGGTGAAGGCTGCCGGAGGCCGGTTTGTGGATTCCGGCTTCATCGCCAATGGCAAACGCGGCGGCCGGCAGGTGTTCAAGCGCAAGGGCAAGGCACGCCTGCCCATCGAAAAACAGCGCGCCGAGATTGAACCAAAGGCGGCCGGCTTCCTGGAAAGCAGGGTGCTGAAAGCCGCCGAGTTCGAGGCGCAGTTCTTCAAAACCTTCGAGCATGAATTGAAATGGCGAACGCAAACACAGTGACCTCCCTGGAGGCGGTGCATTCCGGCATCGTGTCCGCCATCGCTGCGCAGTTCCCGGCCTTGCAGACGGTCGAGGCGTACCGGCTGGACCGCAAAAGCCTGCCCGTTCCTGCCTGCTTGATCGAGATGACCGAGATGGACGCGCTGAACGACCAAGACCCCGGCACCGAGCAGCAGGCAGTGAATGCTCGCTTCGAGGCCCGGCTGGTGATCGGCTTCCGCCAGGGGGCTAAGAACCCGCGCATGGAGATTCGCAAGCTGGCGGCTGCTGTGGGTGCCTTCGTGCGCCTGCAACGCTGGGGCTGCCCCATTGGCCCCGCCGAGTTGATCGGCATCTACCAGGACGACTTCGACCCGGAGCTTGACCAGTACGAGGTCTGGCGCGTCGAGTGGCAGCAGGTGATCCACCTTGGCGAAACGGTCTGGACCGATGAAGGCGAGACGCCGACCATGATTCTGACCAGCTTCAGCCCGGCTGTGGGCGTAGAGCACGAGGCCGAGTATCAACCCATCGCCAGCCCGGATGGCACCTTCGGAGCCTGCCCGCGATGAAC